CGTGTAAGAATCGTTCCGCAGAACGTGGTCGAGAATTTTGTTCTCAAGATAATCGGTGAATTCAGCCATTTATAAACTCCGTTAGTTTGTTGCTTTTTGCCATGTTTTCACTAGCCGTAACTATTCTTAAATTCCACGGCACATGAAGCCCAGATACACATTTACCACGCAGCGGAACTATATGGTCAACGTGATAAACGATTCCAGTTTGTTGTGTCAATTCTTGCGCTTTTTTATAAACAGTCAAGATTTCTTTTTTGTGTTCCTCATTTAACCAAGACGGAACCCTAAAAACCTTTGTCGCACGTTTTCTTGCAGATTGATTTCTAACTTTTTCTGGATTTCGAGCAGCCCAATTTCTTGTTTTGCTTGCGTTTAACTTTTTGAAATCTTCGTCATTTTTGACTTTTTCATAAAACCTTTTTGCCGCTTTATTAATTTTTTCTTTGTTAGCTTTGTTCCATTTCTTAGAAGCAAGCAAAGTCTTTTCTTTGTTGCGTTCTCTGTATTTCTTTTGACGCAACCTTTGTTTGGCTTTTTGTTCCTCTGTTAAAACTCTTGTCATCTTGTTGTAACTGTCATGGCAATTGGCACGCCAGCATACTCAGATTGTTCGTCAGTAGTGTTAATTCGTTCTACCGCATTGTTATATAAAGTTGACCAAACCTGAATTCTTGCATCATTGAACAAGTACGGCTCGGCTTCCAACAACGCACCGTACAGCAGCGCATCGGGATAATTGGCCATAAACTCGTTGCTAGGGTTGCTACCGCTAAGTGATGCAGGCTTGAAGTAATACAACATTTGCACCGTGTACGCCGCGTCGGGTTTGGGCGCAAACTCAAACTCGTTAGAACGCAAGGTGTAAAACACAGGCTGTCCGACTTCGGTTGCCCGAGCATTACGGCTAAACGCCGACGGAGACAGGTACGAGACAGTTGATCGTGGATCGCCGTCTACAAATACGTCCCGAATGGCTAGGAAATCTGGGGGTAGACCAACCGTAGAGTCCGAGATGGTCATGGTTGCCGTTGCGGTTTTCAGCATCCGGCGGGTACGCAGGTCACGCGACAGGCGCAACTCTGCAAGAGAGATAAAGTCTGGAATCTGAACGGTTAAATCACTCCGTCCGAGGTAATTCGCTACCGTCGTCTGGAGGTCTGAGTAATTGGTTAGCGCCATTGTCTTTCTCTATGTAATCGTTCCATGAGTAAGTGTACGACCCAACGTGGCCAATCATGTTGGACAGGCTGTGGTCTACATAAGTGTTAAATCCAGCGTCTTGCGCTTTTACACAAAAATACACATCCTCGCCCAGCAGCTTATCGCCAGGAATTTGCTCAAACCAAAACCACGGCTTCGGCGTGTTTTCAAACACTTCCCGCTTGACCATCATTACCCCGCAGCCAATCGCTGTAATCTTCTCTAACCCTGTCTTGTCCTTCGACACCACCGGAATCCAATGGTTGAGTTTGTTCTCAAAGTCAATGTGTAAGTTCTTGGCCGTTGGACGTACCGGCGCTGTGCGGGTTGTCGCGTTTACCCCGACAATCGGCTTGTCATGCTTGATAAGAGTTTCAATCGTGTTCTTGGGGAACCGCATATCTGCGTCAATCCACAAGATGTAATCTGCGCCTTCTTTTAGGGCTTCTTCTGCCAACTTATTGCGCTGATCGAAAATCAACGTGCCAGCGACGGTATAAATGCTCTGGTGGCCGGTTCGGAAGCGGGAGTCATACGCACACATCACCGCCAGGTCAAACGCCGTACCAATCTCCATCTCACCCCTGCTAGGGATACAAATGGCTACCTTTTTGCCCTGCTCTCCTCGATGCTTCTTGCCCAATTAGACTCTCCCAGGTCGTGTTCGGAAATAACGGTTGTCTGGGGAATTCAACCACTCCTTCATGCGCTTTTGATCCAGCACCGCAAAACCCTTCATAATCCCCTGGTCGTTCAACCAGTTAATAATCTCGTAAGGGATTTCTGCGACCAACTGACCTTCGCCCCATCTGGCGCGTTCGTCAACTTGGTTATACAACCGCTTGTTGTTCTCTATAACCTTAGAGAAGTCGGTTTCGTGCTTGAAAACAACGCCACCTTCACCGTCTGCGTATGCAGTCCGTTTGGTGTTGTCTATGTAGTCAACGCCTATTACTTTCATCTTCAGCCCATGAAAACGGAGGTGGGAATAACCCACCCCCGATTCTACATCAATTTACAAGAAATCAAGCGGCTTTGATGTCGAAAATACCGCCGTGTGCTTTCTCGTTGCGGACTTCCAGGGTCAACTCAGCAAGGATCTGAGTCTTGTCCGAGTCGCCGGTACGGGCCAACTCGTTAGTCTGGAAAGGACGCAGGTAAGCCAGCGCAGCGTACTCGGGGTCGAGCATCAGCGCGTCACGGTCACGCATAAAGCGATCCGGAACAATGCTGATAAGACCAAAGTCGCTCAGGTATGCACCAGCCGCAGCAACGATGGTCGTTGACTCAGAGCCAGTTACATAACGCTGCTCTGCAACACCGGGGAAGCCCGACACAGTAGCCTTCAGGTTGGGAGGAACGACCAACAGCTTTGGCGTGCCGCCTTCCGTGAAGATTTCCTGGGCAACGTCTTTGAGCATGGACTCAAGGAACGTGCGGGTTGTAGCGTCCGAACGGATGTCCGAGCCATCGCCCGTGGGGTTCGTACCAGCCGCACCCTTAGAGACGTTGGTCGTGATCCACGACAACAGGGAACCCATCTTACGAGCGCCAGAAGTAGCCGTACCGTTGGTTTTGGCTTGGTTGGACGTAATGATGGTTTCAATGTCGCGCTTGATCTCGCTCGAAGCCTTGGCCAACTGATAAGCCTTCTCAGACTTACGGCCAGCCTTGTCAACTGCCTCAAGAGTGCCGGAAACCTGAATGGTTTTACCAACAATCTGAGTAAAGTTGCCAACACGAACCGTCGGGGAGAGCGAAGCAGCAGTAGCGTCGTCACCTTCGATCAGGGCGTTAGCCGTTGTAGCAGCGGCCAATGCGTCCGTCTGCCACTCGTGCAGGGTTTGGCTTGCCTTGGTCTTGCCGATAGACGACATGATAGGCGTGTCGGTGGGGCTGATGTCATAAATAACATCAGAGAGATCTTCCTTTACGCCAACCGAGGTATAGCGCAGGTAGGTATTTGAGGGGACAGTCATTTTAGTTTCCTTTTACAAGAATTGTTCAAATAATTTGGCCGCATCACGCGGGCGACCAGTTTGTTTAAGTTGCTTTTGCATACGCTTAATGGCGTCGGCTTCTGGGCTACCTTTGGGTGTGCCAGCACCAGGACGCATGGTCTTTGGCGCTTCTGCTACCTTTTTGGTGGCCGATGGCTTGGACTTCATTAGCTTGTCGTACTGCATTGCTTTATACAGAGTGAGAACTGCGCGGCTGTCGTAAACCTGTGACAACTCTTGGTCGGAGAACCCAATAGACCGAGCAAAGTCCTTGATCTCTTTGCGGATGACCTCACCTTTTACATCGTCGGCAATTTCTGGGATTGCGGTTTTTAGCCGTTCCGCTTCGCTTGCCAAATGTGCCTTCAGGCGTTCCTGCTGCTCTGCCTGTTGGCGGGCTGTCACCGCTTCGCGCTCTTGGCGCACCGCAGCGAGTTGCTTATCGCGTTCCATCTTCTCTGCCATCTTGACCGCATAACCTATCGGATCGGTGTCCTTTAGTTCGGTCAAGTTTTCCTCGGGTTGTGTCAACATCTGTTCGATGACTTGCAACCGTTGGGCGTAGGTATCTCGCAGTTTGGCGGCTTCCTCTATCTTCGTGCGCTCGGCTTCGACTTGCTTGCGCTGTTCGGCTAGAGATTGCGTCTTTTTGGTGTAATCCGATGTGCGGGAATAACCTTTGATGAGTTCGTCAAGTTCGACCTCAAGTTCTTCGTTGTCAACTTTGACACGATACTTGGGCTTTTCCTCGACTACCTCTTGGGGTTCTTCTGCTTCGCTTGCGGCCTCATACGACTCAGGTTCCTCGGCTTGCGCTTCGTACTCCGGTTCGTTATTTTCTTCGGCTTGCACCTCGGCTTGGCCTTCCGGCTGCTGTGGGTCAAGCATCCCAAAAATACGGGCTGCGGCATCGTTTACTGTTACTGCACTCCCTTGCGGGTTGGTGGCTTCCATTGCTAACTCCTACTGTGGTTAAAAATCTGTGTTGGGTTTCCACCAACGCCCACATCGCTTTAACGTCTGCGTGTCCAAGACGGTTCACCTTCGAAGTGAATCTCTAAAAAACCTTCCATCGTTTCCGTTCCACCTCTTTGTTTGCAGAGATGGATTGGAGTGACGAGATAAATTCTTCCAGCCCCTTTAGCTTTAGGCGCTCGCGTTCACGAACGTCCACCGCATCGTCAGGACTGTTGAGTATGTTGTTAATATACAACAGGCGTTGTTTTTCTACAACACCCATAAAAAAGTCGTCTTGCAGGTAGGCGGATGCCCGTTCTGCTTGTCGCTCTAGATTCATCCAGGAATCCTTACATCGTTAGTAATGTCGGCCGAGACTTTGGCGGCTTTGATCTGGGCTTCGGCTTGGAACTCGGCGGTCTTGAGTTGAATCTGCGCTGCGGCTTTTTCACGTTCAAGTTGAATCTGTGCCGCTGCCTTCTCCCGTTCCAACTGAATCTGGGCTTGCATCTTGGCTTGGCTCTCCGCAATGTCGGCCTGTGCCTTTTGCTGCTGGATCTGAATCTGGGCCTGTGCCTGTTGGATCATGGCGGCAACAGTAGGGTCAGGCTGGGGTTGCTGGGGTTGGAGCATCTGCTGTTCCATCTCCGGCGTGATCTCGCGGAAGAACTCGTTGGTGTCCTTGAACCCAGCAGACTCAATAAACCGACCCAAGGTATTGCGGTATTGGGACGGGGAAACAAACGGGTTGGCCATCCCCATTTGGGCGATGATCTGCTCTTGCTTTTGTAGGACTGCGGCGGTCATGGCCATCTGCTGCTCACGGTTGCCAGTACCCAGCCCCACGTTAATCGACATATCGTAGCCGTTGGCCCACTCACGGGGGTCAATCGCCACGAACTTGCCACGCATACGGATGATCCGTTCTTTATCCTGATACTTACAGACCAAGTGCAAAATGGACTTAAATAGGTCTTTAACGCCTGTTTCCGCAAATATACGGGCGATTAACTCAATCTTGGCTGCGCCAGCGTTTTGCACCATTGCAATAGCGGTTGCCGTGGTGTTTTGTAAGATACTGGGGTCTAAGCCCTGAGAAGCCTCTGTCACACCCGTGCGCTTTTGCTGAATTGTGGCCAAGTAGCCTAGCATCGGGAAGGCTTGGTTAGCGACTTGCGGCACGGCCAATGGCGTAACGGCTTGCGGATTCTTAACACGCACAACCCCACCAGGAGTAACGGTCAGCATATCGTCTAGGTTGACCTGCCCGTCGACCACCATCATCCGCGCATTGTTGGACAGATACAGGTTGTCTAAGATTTGGCGGGTAATCGTAGACTTAATCATCTGCAAGTCCATCGCCCTATCTGCAAGCGAGTGACCAAAGAACTTGTGCGGCATCGGGATCGGGCAGACCGAGCAAAACGGCATATAGTCCGATTCCTCGTTCTCTAAGATTTGGCGTCCGGCATAGAACACCCGACGTAGTTCGGCGATACCGTCATTGTTGTAGTCGGTGCGGATATAGACCTCGTAGCACTCAATCTCGTCCATCGACTTGTCAAGGCTCACGTCATCCGGCTGCTCGCCATTGGAGAAGCGGGCAACGCGCTCTGGCGTGTAGGCCAACTCGTCGTAGTTTGGCAAATTCTCTACTTCGTCCTTATCAAACCCCATAGCGATCAACTCGGAACGGGTCACAAGGCGGCGATGGGCGCAGAACGGCGCATCTTCTAGCCGACGGGTTTTCTTGGATACCAAAAACTCCTCGGGCGGCACATTCTCAATCTTGACCGTTCCCTTCTTGTCAATCTTTTTGACCTTGACGTTGTACGAAAAAATCGGAACCATCTCCGGCTGTGGCTGCATACCCTGCGCCATCATCTGCTGCGCCATCATTGGGTCAATAGGGGCGGGGGCCTCGCCAATCTGTTCTTGGTCTTGGCTTACGACTTCCCATTGGCCATCCGCCAACAACAGCGTTAATTCTTCTTCCGATAGGTTCTTATACGACTCGGTATCTACCGTGGTTTCGTCTTCCCACCAGACCTTGATAATGCCGTTCTTTTGCAGCAGCGCGTCTTTGAACCAATCGTGAAAAATGATGGCGCCAGCGTTGTCGTTCATCAGCACCCAGTTACAGTATTCCGTGGCTTGCTTGGCGGCTTCTTCATCGCCCGGGGCTTTGGGTTCAAACCGCACCACATCATCGGACTGTGTAAAGATTCGGACTAGCTGGGGCAGCGCACCGTCTACGACCTCGGCGACTTCGCCTGTGACAATGGTGGAACGCCCTTCGACCTCGTTGCCGTACTTGTCGCGGTTGTAGTATTCGAGCGCCTTCTTGCGTTCTTCTGTGGTTTCGGAGTTGAGGTAGCCCAGGGCGTTGTCAATCTCGTTGTCCAGAATGGCTTGCAGTTCAAATTCTTTCATCTCAGACGATCCATTTTGTGTTAATCGGTAAGGGCTTGCCCCAGTTACTTGTGGTGTTTAAGCCAACAGCAAGATACCTAAAAGCATCGCTACCATGACTCGACCAATCGTGCAGCGGTTTATCGTAATACACATTGCGCTTCTCGTCGTACTCCCTGCGGTAGTTTCTCAGGGCGTCGAGTCCTTGTTTTGTTTTTGGGTGGAACCAACAATTTGGGAGAAACCGTCGTACTGCTTGGATGCCATCGTCCACGGAAATCCGAGGACAAACTGAAATATTGAGTCCCAAATCCTGTAAAACCTCTTTTCGGCTCTTACCTGTTCCCAGTTCTCTAACTTCGACATCGTGCGGGAGGATGTGCTCTGCTTTGTCGTATCCATTGTTCTTTATCCAGTTGGCGTACCAGTCTAATCCCTGTCCGTGGTTCTCTACGAAGTCTATAAGCCGCTTCTCTTGACCGGCAACTTGACATACCCAGATGGCAGTCGAATCACCGACGCCCAAGTCCCACGCCGTGTACGTCTTACAAAGGTCGTCTCTTGCAAACTCTTTGAATCTTTCAGCGGGTAACGAATTAAGGATACTAGCGTAATACGCTCCCTCAACCGGAGCCGCAAAGGAACACTCGAATTCTTGGGCATACTTATCATCACCCATTTCTTTTTTCGCTGCCGCAAGTTCTTCAGCCGGAAGTATCGCCGTCTCCGAAGCCTTAAACTCAAGTAACTTCCAACCGCCCTCTGTTTCGGCGCGATCTCGGAAGTCTTTGAAGTGGTTTGCACCCTTTGGCGTTCCTAGAAATAGCGCCCCACCCACGCGATCCGCGAGAGCAGGTCGTACAATTTCGTTCCAAATCTTTGGGTTCTGATCGCCAATCTCATCTAGCACCGCGTGGTCAAAGTATTGTCCTCGGAGCGAATCGGGGTTGTCTGACCCGTAGAGTTGGATTCGTCGTCCGTAGAAATCCACTCGGAGTTCGCTGATGTTTGCGACCGCACCGAGGGGGCGTGTGAAGTCAACAAGATAGTCCCAGGCAATCCTTTTGGCTTGGCCGTATGTTGGGGCGATGTAAGCGTATCTAGGATTTGACTTGTCGCAAAGTAATGCGAGATGGATAAGCTGGTTAATCGCAGCCACAGTCTTGCCCATTCGTCGATGAGCGACCACCACCACAAATCGGTTCTCTGCCACGGCGGTGTGGATCTGCCGCTGTTGCTCTCTTGGTTTATATCCGGTTTCAACTCTTTTCTCAGTCAATGCCAGTCACCACTTTGACGCTCAACGGCTGGCCATCAGCCCCCGTATGCTCGTTGACCATTGTTTCTTTCCAGCCAGCACGAGTCTTTAACCAAAAGATCATGGCCGTTGTGTTGCCGTTCTTGGCTTGCTCATAGAGCGACTTGCCGATCTGGGCGTTAGCGTCTACGCGCCCATCGTCTAACTCTTGGCGATAGTACTTGGTTAGCGTGTCGGCGCTTATCCCTAGCTTTGCCGCTATATCTTCGTGCCGGATACCAACCGCCGCCAGAGTCTTGACCTGAAGTCGATTCTGTTCAGTTGGTTGGTGTGCCGGACGGCCCACTCCTTCTGACATTTTATATCTCCGTTAAATTATAAGTTCTGCTTTTTGGCCGGTGAATTCTTCCCACCGCTTTACGATGACATCGCAATACTTTGGGTCTTTTTCCATTATAAAACCGGTAATGTTGTGCTTTTCAGCGGCAATCAAAGTTGACCCAGAACCGCCAAAAAAGTCTGCGATTGTCTTTGCGCTTACATTAAAACGCTTAATGATCCATTCCATTAACGATACAGGCTTTTGTGTTGGGTGAACACGATTCTTCTTTTCACTTGATTGTGTAAACTGCCGCACAACACTTCTAAAGTTAGCCCACGCTAACTCGCAGTCTGTTTGGTCGGACTGTCCGTTATTTTTATCCCAAACAAGCCAACATTCGCTATCGGGTAAGCATGACGAGTAATAATTTGCGCCCCACCAAATCTGTTTGGCATCTGGGTACATT